TTCTGTACCAAGTGATTCAGGAATACCGCATTATGTTCCGCTACCTGAATCAGGACCCACCACCCGTAACACCAACCCGCAGCAACAGGAGAACGTATGAGCAGCAGCACAACCGCCGTGCCCCCGCGCGGCCCGCAGATGCCCCCGCCACCACCGCCGAAAGGTCCCACGACCAAAGCCGCAGCCGCTGACCCGCCCGTGGGCGGCATCCCCGCATATGGCACGCTGATCCAGGTTCTATCAGGCGGCAGCGGAGCCGCCGAGGCCTACACCAGCATCGAAGGCGCGGGCGACATCACCGGCCCGACGAATGCACTGGGCGAGGTGGATGTCACCTCGCACTCGACCGGCATCCCGATCAAGCAGACCGTTCCCGGCCTGATCGACCTGGGCGACATCAGCTTCCCGTGCTTCTGGATTCCCGGCGATCCCACGCAGGCCCCCGATTCGCCCTACGGCCTGGAGTTCCTGTTTATCAACCGCATCGTCACCAAGTGGCAACTCGTCGCGCCCGACCCGACGCACTACACGCGCCAGTTCCACGGCTTCATCAAGGGCCTTGCGGAGGACTGGAAGGTAACCGGCGTGATGACGCGCACGGTGTCGATTCGCATCACGACGCCGCTGCTGGTGGTGCCTTCCCCGGTGTCGCTCTCACCGGCCTCACTGACTAACGTCCCGGCTGCGGGTGCGCCGACCGGCACGATCCAAGTGAAGGCGGGCGGCAGTAACGCCCCGTGGATGGCCGTGCCGAGCGATCCGACCTGGATCACCATCACGACGCCGACCAGCCAGCAGCAGGGCGACGGCTCCATCACCTACACCATCGCGGCCAACGCAGGCACCGGCACACGCACCGGCTCGATCTTCGTCACCGGCCTGGGCCTCACCTTCGCCATCGACCAAATGGGATCGTAACCATGACCTACACAAAACCGGAACCGGGAATGCCGAAAATCCTGGAAATCGGCGGCAGGAAGCTGGAGCTACTCTACACGCTCAAGGTACTCAAGGCCCTCGAAGTGGATCACCAGATCCAGGTGGTGAAGGGTGGCCTGGGCGATGTGATGTTCGATCCGGCGAAGCTGGCCGTGGTCCTCTACTACGGGCTGAAGACGAAGAACTCCGACCTTACCGAGGAGTGGGTGGAGGAAAACGTGGACGCGTCCATGTTGCTCGACATGGCCCCGATGCTGGCCTACGCCACCACCGGACGCTGGCCCGACATGGAGAAGATCCTCGCCAACCTCCCAAACGCCGAGAGGCCAACGGAACCTACGACTGGCTCACCCTCTGGGCCGTTGGCCGATACGACTTCGGGTGCAGTGAACTAGAGTTCTGGGACCTCACGCTGGAGGAGTTCAACGCTCTCGCCGCGCGTGACCTGGAACACCAGGACCTGCTCGAATACCTTGCCGCCCTCGCCCCGTGGGCGGTCTTCAACGTCAACCGCCAGAAGGATGCCGCCTTCATGGAGCCGATGGACTTCATGCTGCGTCGTCGCGTGCGCCTGGGCATGAGCGGCGAACCGCAGCAGCCGCAGCATGGCAGGCCTGCCGTCCTTCTGGCCCCGCTGCCGCAGGTGGGCAAACGCTATGCCGTCAAGGGAGAGCGCCCGCCCTCCCGCTTCGCACCCGGTGAAGACGACGGCGTGATCGCACGCTACGACGCATACGCCCAGGCCTTCTGGTCGGGCAGGGTGAAGCGCAATGGCCGCTGATGCCGGTGAACTGAGAGCGAGAGCCACACTCGATAACACCGAGTTCCTGGGTGCGCTCAAGGAGATGGCGAATCAGGTCAACTCCCAGACCCAGGCCATCGCCGACTCGATGGGCGGCATCGAGAAGACCATCAACGGCATCACCACTGCGGTCGGTGCGCTCGGTGCCTTCGCGGGCCTGCGCTCACTCATCCAGGACCTCTCCGATGCCGCGAACAACGTGACGAAGCTCGAAGCCTCGTTCAACGCACTGAACGGCACGACCCAGGAAACGCACGATCTATTCGAGCAGATCCACGACCTGAGCCTGCACTCGATGTTCGACCTCGAAGGCGTGCTCGGGCCTGCCGCGCAGCAGATGCTGAAGCTCGGCGTCAGTGCGGAGCAGACCGGCGAGGCGATGCAGGCCCTGGCGGATGCCGCCTCCGCGCTGAAGCAGGGGCCGCAGTTCATCAACGCCGTGTCGGACACGCTGGCGAATATGTCCAGCCACCTCGTCGCCACGCAGCGCGATATGAAGGCCCTCGCACAGGAAGGCGTGCTCAACTGGCAGGCCCTGGCGGATGCCATCGGGACCGACGTGCCCACGGCGATGGACGAGGTGAAGAAGGGCATGGTGTCGAGCCAGACGGTAATCGCCGCCGTCACCGACGACCTGGAGAACCGCTTCGGCGGTGCGGCCGACAGCGCGACCAACTCGTGGCGCGGAGCCATGAAGGTGCTCGATCAGGCCGCGACGGACCTGAAGGTATCCATCGGCACGTCGATCAACGCCGCATTGAACGACCTCGCGCCCATCGTGAAGGCCGTCGCGGATGGCGTCGAGAACCTCTCGAAGTGGGTGGATCAGTTATCGCCTGGGTGGAAGGAGTTCCTGGGCGATGCCGCGCTGGCGGTGAGTGTAACCGGCCTCGTGGCCGCAGGCCTCACTGCCGTAGGTGCCGCTCTGGCCCTGCTCAACTTCAACCCGGTCGTGCTGGCAATCGGCGTAGCGGTCGCGGCCCTCGCTCTCCTGGGCAAGTGGGTGTACGACGAGTGGCCTGCCATCAAGGCGGTGTTCCTCACGCTCTGGGACGACATCAAGGCCGAGTGGGCAAAGGTCTGGCAGGATGTGCAGGCCGTCTGGGATTGGTTCGTCGGCATCTTCACCAGCGGGAAGGGCATCTTCACCGATGTCGTCAACTTCCTGCTGACGGTGTTCTCACCGCTCATCGCGGTATGGACCGCAGAGTGGAACGCGCTGAAGTTCGTCTTCCAGGCTGTGGTCGATTGGATCGCGCCATACTTCCAGGCCTTCGTCGGCGGCATCCAGAGCGCCTGGAACGGCCTCGTGGGTCTGTTCACCAACAACCCGCTCACCGCCGAGATCCAGAAGCTGACGGGCGCGTGGAACCAGGGCCAGCAGGCCATCGCCCAACACAACGCCGCGCTGGCCGCGAACAAGCAGGCGCAGACCGATGCAGCCAACGCAGCCGTAGCGCAGACGAAGGCGCAGCAGCAGCAGGCCGCGCAGGCGAAACTGACGGCGGATCAGGCGAAGGCGGCGGCAGACGCCGCGAAGCAGGCGGCAGCGGAGCAGAAGAAGCAGGCCGAGGAACAGCTTGCGTACAACGAGAGCCTGACGAAGACCTATCAGGCCCTCTACGCCATCGCACCCGACGTGGCGCAGCACTTCTCCAACCTCTACGGCGGCATCTCGACCGACGCCACGACCGCGCAGAAGACGGTCGGCAAGGCCTGGGACGCCATGAGCCAGAGCACGCAGGATCTGGTGACGCAGACGCTCGCCCTCGGCGCGGCGTACAAGGACCTGGGCGTGTCCAGCGTGGCATCCCTGTCGGGTTCCGCCGATAAAGCGGTGGAAGCCTACGGCACCATCGCGGCATCAGGCAAGGCCACCGCAAGCGACCTCACGGCCGCATTCGACAGCGTAGTGGCAGCGCAGCAGAAGGTCCTCGACCAGCAGACAAAGGACGTGAAGGAAGCCTACGCGCAGGGCACCATCAGCGCGGACGACTACTACACCGACGTTGTGAAGCAGGCGCAGACGACCTTCGATGCAGTGCAGGCCGCGAACGACGGCACCATCGAATCGAACACCAAGACCGCAGCGGCGTATCAGGTATTGCAAACCGCGCAGAAGGCGCAACTGGATTCACAAACCGCAGCCTACACGTCGGCCATGAACGCCATCGGGGAGCAGACGCAGGAGCAGCTCGACAAAGCCGCCGCGCAGTGGGGCGCGTATGCCGACATGATCGGCCAGAAGCTCGGCACCGACTCGAAGCAGTACATCGAAGCCAGCATCAAGGACATCGAAGCCCTGATCGCTGCGAACAAGGATGCCTTCGGGAACGCACCGCCAGACCTGCTGAACATGCTGAAGGCGCTACAGTCGCAACTCGAAGCGACGAAGCCGCCCGCCGATCAGTTGAACGATGCGATGAAGACGCTCGGGGCCACGTCGATTCAGAGCCTCAACGACCAGATCAGTAAAGCCGCCGACGCCCTGGTGAAGGTGCAGGCCCTCCAGCAGCAGGGCATCGCCACGAGCGCGGACGTGGCCGCAGCGCAGAAGAAGCTGTTCGATCTGGTGGGCCAGGAGGTGACGCAATACAACGACCAGTACACGCCCGCCATCCAGAAGAACGACCAGTCGCAGCAGACCGCCGCGCAGAACAACCTCAAGTCGGCAGCCGCAGTGCAGCAGTCGCTTACCCAGGTCGGCAAC